ATGTTAAAGAACCGAAACCAGGATTCTATGATTGGGTTGTCAATTTTGATCTCAATAGCTTGTATCCTCATCTTATTATGCAGTACAATATCTCACCAGAGACCCTCAGGGAGACTAGACATCCCAGCTCGAGCGTTGAACGGATTCTGAATAAAGAGTGTGAGATAGATAGTGAGTATGCTACTTGTGCTAATGGAGCACAGTATACGAAAGAGCGTCGTGGGTTCTTACCTGAACTCATGGAGAAGATGTATAACGAGCGTGTGATCTTTAAGAAGAGGATGATCGATGCCAAGAAGGAATATGAGAAGACACCAACGCAAGATCTTGTTAAAGAGATTGCAAGGTGCAACAACATACAAATGGCGAAGAAAATATCTCTTAATTCTGCTTATGGTGCTATCGGCAATCAGTACTTCAGGTATTATAAATTAGCAAACGCAGAAGCAATTACTCTATCAGGTCAGGTTAGTATCCGATGGATAGAGAATAGAATGAATAAGTACCTAAACAAGATCTTAAAAACTGAGGATGAAGATTATGTTATTGCTAGTGATACTGACAGTATCTATCTTAACCTTGGTCCTCTGGTGGATGTTATCTTTAAAGATAAGGAAAGAGATACTGAAAAGATTGTCTCGTTTCTTGATACAATTTGTGAGAAGGAACTTGAACCCTTCATCGATAAGTCCTACGAGGAACTAGCAGAGTATGTTAGTGCTTATGATCAAAAGATGTTCATGAAAAGAGAGAACATCGCAGAGAGGGGTATATGGACTGCTAAGAAGCGATACATCTTAAATGTATGGAATAGTGAAGGAGTACAATACAACGAGCCTAAGTTGAAGATGATGGGTATAGAGGCAGTTAAATCATCTACACCTGCTCCTTGTCGTAAAATGATTAAGGATGCTCTTAAACTTATGATGAATGGTACAGAGGATGAAGTTATTGATTTTATTGCTGCTAGTCGTAGAAAATTTAGGAACCTTCCACCTGAGGAAATAGCATTCCCAAGGTCAGTTTCTGATGTCACTAAATATAAATCGGCAAGCATGATTTATACCAAGGGTACACCGATACATGTTCGGGGTGCTTTGCTCTTTAATCACTACATCAAGGAGAAAAAGTTGACGAATAAGTATTCGTTAATAAGCAATGGTGAGAAGATTAAATTCTGCTACCTTAAAAAACCTAACAAGATACATGAGAATGTTATCTCGTTTATACAAGATTTCCCCAAAGAGTTAGATATCGATCAGTATATCGATCATGACTTACAATTTAATAAGAGTTTTCTTGAACCTCTAAGGATCATACTAGACTCTATTGGATGGGAAGTGGAACGAACTGCAAACCTAGAGGCTTTCTTTACCTAATGGAATTACCTATTACCGACAACGATTTAAACACTATTGTCAGAGCACTGTCTCTGGGTGGTGACACCAGACTTTATTTTCTATTGAAGCAGGTTAAAGAATCTAGAGAAGGAAATAATGGACAGGAGTTACTCAGGGAGGTTATATGATAATAGTTTATATTATTCTTGCATTGCTGGCATTTTTAGTAGGTTGGGGTATCTACTTAACTTTTGGACCAGGAGGTAAAGATATTAGGGATCCTATTGACGAACATGCTAAAATGCATGAACTAGGAATAGCACATGGACATTCCCCCAAAAAACGAAATTAATTATGGATTTTCTGAAAGACATTGTAAAGGAGATTGGTGATGACTTCACCCAACTCGCATCCGATATACAAGAGAGTGAACAGTATGTTGATACGGGTTCGTTGGTTTTTAACGGACTCATATCAGGTAGTATATTTGGGGGTGTATCTAGTAATAAAATTACTGCAATTGCTGGAGAGTCTAGCACTGGAAAAACTTTTTTCTCTCTCGCTGTGGTTAAGAACTTTCTTGATACTAACCCCGATGCTTACTGTCTCTATTTTGATACTGAGAGTGCTATATCTAAATCCTTATTAGAGGATCGTGGTATTGATACTAGTCGTTTAGTTGTTATTAATGTAGTAACTATTGAACAGTTTAGAAGTAAAGCACTCAAGGCAGTAGATATATATCTTAAGGCCAAGACAGAAGAACGCAAACCCTGTATGTTTGTGTTAGACTCTCTTGGTATGCTGTCCACTGAGAAAGAAATTAATGATGCACTGAACGATAAACAAGTTCGGGATATGACCAAATCACAGTTGGTTAAGGGTGCATTTAGAATGTTGACATTGAAGCTTGGACAGGCTAACATACCTATGATAGTTACTAACCACACTTATGATGTTATTGGAGCCTATGTACCAACTAAAGAGATGGGGGGCGGTAGTGGTCTTAAGTACGCTGCTAGTACGATCATTTACCTCTCGAAAAAGAAAGAGAAAGACGGTAAAGATGTCATCGGAAATCTTATCAAAGCTAAGACAGTCAAGTCTCGTTTAAGTAAAGAGAATAAAGATGTTACAGTTCGTTTATTTTATGATGACCGTGGACTTGATAAGTACTATGGTTTGTTAGAATTAGGTGAACTAGGAGAACTCTGGAAGAATGTCGCTGGTCGCTATGAGATCAACGGTAAGAAAGTGTATGCTAAAGAAGTGTACAAGAATCCAGAAAAGTACTTTACCCCTGAAGTTATGCAAGCTCTAGACGAGATTGCTAACAAAGAATTTAATTATGGAACGCCTTGAACTGACGATTCTTCGGAATCTAATTTATAATGAAGACTATGCAAGAAAAGTTATTCCGTTTATTGATCTTGATTATTTTGATATAAGATCAGAGCAAGTAATCTGTCAAGAGATTATTGATTTTATTTCAGAGTATAATAAACTTCTTACTACAGAAGTTTTAGAGATTGAGATTCAGAATAGAACTGATCTTACAGAAACTGAATTAAAAGATATTACTAATATCATTCCTTCACTTACTGGGGATGATATAAATCAAGACTGGTTGGTAAATGCCACAGAGAAGTGGTGTAGGGACCGTGCTATATACTTAGCACTAATGTCTTCAATAAAGATAGCCGATGGACAAGATGACGAGAAAGGAAGGGATAGTATTCCTGCTATTTTGTCTGATGCTTTGGCTGTGTCTTTCGATAATCATATAGGACACGATTACCTTGAAGATTATGAACAGAGGTATGAATCGTATCACAGAAAGGAAGATAAGATCCCGTTCGACCTTGAATTTTTTAACAGGATTACGAAAGGTGGTCTACCGAATAAGACTCTCAACATTGCTCTCGCTGGCACAGGTGTTGGAAAGTCTTTATTCATGTGTCATGTGGCAAGCAGTGTCCTTCTCCAGGGAAAAAATGTTCTCTACATTACGATGGAAATGGCAGAGGAAAAGATTGCGGAGAGGATCGATGCTAATTTACTTGATGTCAATATTAAAGATATAAATGAATTGCCTCGTGTTATGTTTGAGAATAAGGTAACTAATATTGCTAAGAAGACACAGGGATCATTAATAATAAAAGAGTATCCTACAGCAGCAGCACATTCTGGACACTTTAAAGCATTGCTTAATGAACTGCTATTGAAAAAATCCTTTAAACCTGATATACTGTTTATAGATTATCTGAATATCTGTGCATCGTCGAGATATAACAAACTTGGCTCGGTCAACTCTTACTCTTATGTCAAGGCTATTGCAGAAGAGTTACGAGGTCTTGCGGTGGAGTTTAATTTACCTATTGTCTCTGCTACCCAGACCACTCGTAGTGGTTATGGTAATAGTGATGTTGACCTTACTGACACATCTGAATCCTTCGGGTTACCTGCCACTGCTGACCTTATGTTTGCTCTTATTTCTACTGATGAGTTAGAGGGATTGAATCAGATTATGGTTAAGCAGTTGAAGAATAGATACAATGATCCTACTATGAATAAGAGATTTGTTGTGGGTATAGATCGTTCTAAGATGAGATTATCTGATTGTGCTCAAGATGCAGGAGGAGAATTAATAGATAGTGGACAAGGAATAGAAGAAGATGCTAAGGAGAAGTTTCAAGAAATGAAGAATAAGTTTTCTAAATTGCAGTTTGCATAATGATTAAATCCTCTAATGATATATGGCGAGAGATCGCTGAGGTTAATAATCTTAAATGGGAATTTAAATTATTAGGTAAAGACCAAGACATACCAGTCATTGTTGCAAATGATTACTGGAAGTTTCCTGATCAAATTGCAGATTTTTTAAGGACTGGTCATTGGTGGACTAATGGTTTTAATGATCTTGATGGTATTATTAGACCAGGAAAATCTTTGTACATACATGAAGAGATACTTGATTGGTTTGCTGAACCAATAGCAAAATCTTTAAGACCTATTTTTGGTGTTAACAAAATGGGTATTAATTCTGTTAATGGTAATTGTTTTAATGGTAATATGGAATTGGATTCAGTATATTCTGCTATGCCACATACAGATGTAGTAGGAGATATGAATGTAGTTACTGATCAGGCTCATGTTGCTTTAAATATTAACCTTACTAAGGATAGTGATCCTGTAGCTACTGGTTTCTATTCATATAATGGTAAGAAATCTAGATTACATTTCAATCATATGGATACTATAGATGAGAATCAATTCTTAGAATCCTTAGATAAATCTATGTCTTATGATGCTAAGTGGTTCCAGATTGAGAATTATGGACCTTATGCACTTGAAGATTCTTATGAAATGATGTATAATAGTATAGTATGTTATCCAACTCATTTTCTACACAGCCCATATATAAAGAAAGAATGGTTCTTGAATTCTGATAGAATCACTCTCGCTGCATTTCTCAATACCCAACCAAAGGATTTAGATTTTGTAGAAGCAAACATTGAAAATATTTCTTATGCATGGGAATTTTTTAACCTAGATAAGATACACAATTTTCATCCAAAGAAAACTAAACCATTGTAAAGATCATGCCTACTTATTCGGATGCTATTGCTGACGGTGATTTTACCAGCAATCAAAAACCTCAACCACAACTCAAGCAAAGACCAAAGCGTCCTAAAGAGTTTTGGGATGTAGAACCAGGTGAGGCAGGAACTGAAGGATGGAGAGATGATCCAGATGATCCAACTGCTCCTCAACTTGGTAGTGAGGCTAATTTAAATCCTGATCCAACACCTCCTAGAGCAACTGATCCTACTACAGTTCAACCTCAAAGAGCACCACAACAAGCAGCATCTAATGTAACTATTACTGCTGAGACTCCTGCTCCTGTTAAGTCTAGAGTGGATAACCCTAAGTGGTTAGAGTATCTTAGATTTGTAGATTCTGTCACCAGTGATGAGTCTAAGGTTGCTTCTCAATTCATTGCTCGTACTGCACAACTTCAGGCAGAAGGATGTAAAGTAGAGCGTCTATTGACTGCTGCTGTTGGTATCAGTGCAGAAGGTGGAGAGTTCTTGGAGATCGTTAAGAAGATTGCGTTCCAAGGTAAGCCTTATGATGAGGCAAGTATCAATCATCTGAAGATTGAACTTGGAGATGTACTATGGTATGTTGCACAAGCATGTATGGCACTTGATGTATCTCTTGATGATGTCATTGCTCAGAACATTACTAAACTTGCTGCTCGTTATCCAGAAGGACATTTTAATTCATACTTCTCAGAGAACAGACGCATAGACGACCTCTAAATACTTATAAAGTGTTAGGACAATGCCAAAGGGAGT